GGCGGACACGTTCAACGTGACCATGGACGCCATGACCAAGCTGCAAGCGACGGCCACCATCCCGGATGAAGCGTTCGCCAAGGGCATGCAGAACCTCATGGCGGAACGCGAGTATGTGCCTGGCCTCGATCAGGCATTGGCAGAGATACCCGAGAACGAACGGTTCGGCATTACGCCGGACCTGAGCGGAGAGGAGGTGGTCGAAGCATCTGCCGGTGAGGGCGGTGATCTGGGTGATCCGCCTCGCCGTGCTGCGAATGATGGGAAGTCTGCGGAAGGCGAGTGATGACCATAACTGAAGCATCCCACGCGGTTCAGGCTGCTATGAAGACGATGGGCATTAAGGGTTCATATGATGTGCGGTTCGAAGGATCACGCTCAACAGGTTGGATAGGCAAACCGACGGGCGAAGATTTCGAAGTGGTGGTGACAATTAAGTCACTGCCCTCAATGGACGCTTAACATGCCCCGGCTTAACACGGAGGGCCGTAACCGCTTCGTGCTCCTGATCGGCCGATATGCCATCAAGTTCCCCTCGCCTCGATGCTGGCGCGACTTCCTGTTCGGCATCCTCAACAACCTGAACGAGCGTGAAGCGCACGCGAATCATCCCGCCTATTGCCCTGTGCTGTGGAGCGCGCCCGGTGCCGTCCTGATCGTCATGCCACGGGTCAAGATAATGGATGATACCGCGTTCTCCCGTGCTGACGCACCGGCAGCGCCTGGGGTTGAGCGCAAGGCTAGCAGTTGGGGTTGGCTGGATGGCCGTCTAGTAGCGGTCGAGTATGGGTGGCCGGGGTGAAGTTCAACCTCGTCGCCCTGATCGCCCGCAAGCGCAAGCCGCGCCGCGCGATCACGTTCCGCCCTATAATCGCGCCGTCCATGTTCGCCACCGACCTGTTCGCCACCGCTTATCAGCCTGTGGTCAACGAGTGGGGCAAGGGGCTACCTGCGATCCTGGCTGCGTATGAGCGCGCCCTGTCCGGCATGACGATGGATAGCCCGGCAGACGTGGGTGTGGAGATCGGCCGCGTCGAGAATGCCGCGACTGGTGTGATGCTGACGGTTCGTGCCCGGCTAGAACGGTGGGCAGCTCGCATAGAGGCATGGCACAGGTCGAAGTGGCGCGCCGCCGTGCTGTCTGGCAGCGGTATCGACATTGGCATGCTTATCGGTTCGTCCGATGCGCGCATGACTGTAGAGGCAGTGATTGAGGCGAATGTCGCCTTGGTGCGCTCGGTTTCCGATCAGACGCGCGATCGCATCAGCGGTGCCGTCACGCGCGGGCTGCAGGCGCGGTTATCATCCGCAGATGTGGCGAAGGAAATTCGCGAGAGCACCGGCATGGCGCGTAGGCGTGCGCGCAATATCGCCGCTGATCAGAATGTGAAGATCACGTCGCAACTCAATGAAGAGCGGCGCAGGCAGGCCGGGATCGACAAATGGAAGTGGGTTGCATCTGGAAAGGTCCACTTTCGCCCCGAACACAAGGCGCGTGACGGCAAGGTGTATGACGACACTCAGTTGCTGGATGACAGGCCCGGTTTCGCTCCGTTTTGTGGCTGTACCTCGCAAGCCCACCTTGATCTTGATGCATTGATCTCGGAGCTTGCTGAGGCGGCTTAATTTGACGGCGGTAAGAAGCTTCCTCGCACGCATGTAGCGTGTGGGTCATGCAATTCGCCGACCATCTCACATTCTTGGACGCACCCCGACCAACTCGGGACGGGTTCATGGTCGTGCGAGCCAAGGCGGCGCGTGTCGGTACGTATGACTACGCGGGCCGTGAGGTCGACCCCGACAACAAGCATGGCTTGCGCGACATGCCGCTCGTCAAGGTCTTGCGCGACGAGGCCGCTGTGTTCGACGCGAAGGCGGTTCACAGCTTCATCGGTAAGCCCATCACCGACGATCACCCCACCGAGGCCGTCACGTCGACCAACTGGCGCGATCACGCGCGTGGCACCATCATGGGCGCGAAGTGGGAAGAGGGCGGTTATCTGGCCTTCGACCTGATGCTGACCGATGCCGACGCCATCGCCAAGGTCAACGCCGGAAAGCGCGAACTGAGCAATGGTTACAGCGCCGCTCTGGAGTTTGGCGACTTCACCGCTGCTGACGGCACCAAGTGCCAGGCACGGCAGGCATCAATCACCGGCAACCACGTCGCACTGGTCGATAAGGGCCGCGCCGGTCCCGAGTGCGCGATCACCGACGCTGCCCTTTGTTCCCCCGCCCCTCAGGCCCTGTTCGATACCCTCACCACGGAGAAGCCCGTCATGAAGAAGATGCTGATCGATGGGCTCACCGTCGACATCGCCGATGCCGATACGGCTGAAAAGACGATCAACACGCTGATCGCCGCGCGAGACGCGGCCGCCGGCAAGGTCACCGACCTCGAGAAGGCCGTCGCCACCAAGGATGCCGAGATCGTCAAGCTGACCGCCGACAAGACGGCGCTGGAAGCCGCCAAGCCGACCCCGGCACAGCTTCGTGACGCAGCCAAGGCGTTCGCGCTGGTGTGCGACAAAGCGAAGGCCGCTGGTGTGACCGTCACCGACGCCATGGACGAGAGCGCCATCGTCAAGGCCGTGGTGGACACCAAGATGGGCGCGAAAGCATCAGGCTACACCGTCGACCAGTACGCCACCGCGTTCGATGTGCTGACCGTGGACGCCAAGACCACCGTCCACCCGCTCGGCTCGCCGACTGTCGTGACCGACGCCGCGACCAAGGATGCGAGCGACGCATACGCGGCCATGGTCGCCGACATGCACAAGCCCACCACCGCAGCCGAGTAAGGAGCCAGGACCATGGCCGTATATCAGACCGATTACAGCGCAATCCCGGCGAAGGGGCTCAAGGGCCAGATCGCCAACGAGGAAGCGCACAACCACGTCAGCCGCACCGTGCAAGGTGCTGCCGGCATCCGGTTCGGCGCACCTGCTGCTCGGGGCACCATCGATCACACGGTGATCCCGTTCGCCGCTAGTACCAAGTTCATCGGCTTGGCCGTGCTGACCGGCGCAGTGCCTCCGGTCGCAACTGGCTCCACGCTGGTGGACGGCTACCCGCAGGACTTCACCGGCGCTTTCATGACCGATGGCACCATGTTCGTCGAGTCGGGCAACGCCGTTACGGCCGGCGATCCGGTCTACTACAACACCGTGACCGACCAGTATGTGAATGCTGCCGGCACCAACATCGTCGGCCCGATCCCGGCCGCTTTCTTCGACACCTCCGCGACCGCAGCCGGCCAGATGGTCGAAGTGTCGCTCAAGCACCGGAGCGCCTGACATGAAGATGCCTTTCGCCGACGCGCAGGCCGCATTCCCGTTCGTCATTGCCCAGGGCCGCAATATCGAGACCCAGGTCTACAAGAAGCGGTATCCCAGCTACGCTTACGGCGATGTCGTCCCGATCGTCACCGAGGGCCAGCCTTGGGCGATCGGCACAACGTTCTTCACCGTCGACACCGCTGGTGAGGCGAAGATCATTTCGGGTGCTGGCACCGACGTGCCGTTCGTGTCGTCCAAGCGTGATCAGGCTTCGTCCGACTTCTGGATGATCGGTGCTGGCTGGCGCTGGACGCTGGAAGAGATCAACCAGGCCGCGCTCTACGGCATCGACCTTCAGGCGACGGACGCCATGTCGGCATCGGACGCGATCGAGCGCCGCCTGTACTTCACGTTCATGCGCGGCCAGACCGAGAAGCGCACCACCGGCTTCGTCAACTCGCCCATCGTGCAGACCTTCACGGCCACGCAGACGGCGGCGGCGGCGACTCCAGCGCAGGCCTATGTCATGGTCAACGACCTGCTCTCGACGGTCCGCACGAACAGCAACGAGACGGAATGGGCGGATACCATCGCCCTGCCGCCTTCGGTTCTGCGTCGCTGGTCCACGCAGTCGACCGGTGCCGGCGATGGCACCTTGAGCGTGCTCGAATACATCCGCCGCAACAACATCTACTCGTCCGAGAACAGCGGCGCACAGCTTCGCATCGTTTCGACGCGCGAACTGGCGAATGCTGGCGCCGGCGGCACCGGGCGCATGGTGGCCTATCGCTATGATCGCGACGTGCTGCGCGGTCACCTTCCGCTGCCCCGCCGCGTTCTCGACCCCCGCCAGGCATCGCTCATGGGCTACGAACAAGGCGTGATCGCCCGCACCGGTGGCACCGAGATTCGTCTGCCTGGCGCCATGGCTTACCTCGATGGAGTGAGCGCAGCATGAAGAAGTTGGTGAACTACACGCCCGGCCTGCGCGGCGTGTCGATGAAGGACGGCTCGGTCACCTGGATCAAGCCGGGTGAGACGGTTTCGGTGGACGCCGACGAGATCGCGGCCATGCCGGACCTTGGCGACAAGCCGAAGGTGGAACGCGACGCGGACGACGAGGCGCTTGCCGATCTCAAGGCCGAAAACGAAGCCTTGCGCGCACAGGTCGCCGACCAGGGCAAGCAGATCGAGGCGTTGAAAAAGCCCGCCAAGTAACCTGTCTATCTTCGCGCAAACGGGGCCGCTTCACTTCGGTGCGGCGGCCCTTTGCATAGGAGGCTGAATTGGTCGACGACCGCTCTGCCAACGATGTGAAGGTCTATCGGGACAGCGCGGGGTTCTACCGTGAGTTGCCGGTACAGCCCGAGATCGACGCGCTGCGTGTGAAGGTGGATGGCAAAGCGGATGCCGCCGCGATCCCCAAGCCGGCGAGCGCGGCACCCATGGCAGAAAAGACCGGAGCGGCCGTTGGGCAAGCCGTTGATCGATTTGCGCGCGAGGATCACCAGCATCCGCGTCTGACAAGCACCACCTATGGAACGCTGGCCGCTGATGGCACTGCTACTGTCGCCTTCACACGCACGTTCACGAACAAGCCTGGCATCAATATCACCGAAACCGATGTGACGGGCAAGCAGCCGCTTGTCTGTTCGGTGCAATCTTGGGTGACGGATGGCACTGGCGCTTACACCGGGTGCGTGATCCGGGGGCAACGCGCGCAGATGCTGCCAACGATCAACCCTTTGGCGGGCACGATCGCTTTGTTGAGCGCACTGCTGACTGGCGTGAACGCGGTGTTCGCCCAGCTTACAGGATACAACATCTTCGGCGGTAGCGCATCTGGGGCCAGTGTTTCTGTCATCGCCATTGCTCGCAGCGACGTCGCGGCAACCTGAGGATCACATGACCTACTCTCGCTTGCCTCTTGACGAGTTCAAGACTCTCTACCCGCTACCGGCGCTCACCGAGCCACAATATGCTGCCTGGTCCACCAAAGCAGAGGCGCGTGTGGGCGAGAATTACGGCAGTGAGCAGCAAGACGCCACCGAGCTTCTGACCGCGCATCTGCTGGTGACAAACGGCATCGGCGCTTCGGCAGCGTCGGCAGTCCTGTCGGCCACGGGTGCCACGTCTTTCAAGAGCGGCGACTTCAGCGCGACCATTTCCGAGAGCATCGTCTCGGCGCGGGCCAAAGGTGGCTATGGCTCGACCCCCTATGGTCAGCAGTTTGCAGCCATTCAGCGACGGCTCTTTGGCGGCCCCGTCCTTGTCGGCTATACTGGTGCACTTTGCTGATGGACCTAGCCGCCGCCTTCGGAGAAATCGCGCTCGGCTTCTCAAGCCTGATGGGTGGTCCTTACGTAGATGCCGAGGCCGTGTGGCCTGGCGTGGCGGTGAAGGATGCTGGTGGATCGATCGTCACACCGGGAACGCCGGTGCGCAAGCTATGCCAAGCTCAATTCGACCGGGCAACCCAGAACATGCGGGCAGCACCTGACTTCCTTGAGACCGATGTGCGGGTGCTGGTGCTTGCATCCACGCTAGACAGGGTACTCGACACCGAGGCGCGCATCGCTGTGGCGGTGGGGCCTCATGCCGGATCGTGGGCTTTGCTGTCCTGCACGAGCGACCCTGCTGCGTTGGGTTATGTTTGTCGGGGGCGAAAGCAATGACGATGAAGGGTCGCGAAAAGCACGTGCAGCGTTTGCGTAAGCTGTCAGGCAATCAAGTTCAGCGCCTAGCCGGTGCGATCGTCTATGAGGGTGCTGATGCCATCAGAGCGGAAGCATTTCGGCTTGTCTCGGCGGGATCAGTGCAAGGCAAAGGGCACGTGAGATCTAGTCCGGGTGAGGCCCCCAACCGTGAGCATGGCGACCTGCAGGCCGGCATGAAGGCAGTGAAGACAGGAGCAGTGACAGCCGAGTTTCGCTCCGAGAGCGATCATGCTAGGCCACTGGAATTCGGCACAAGCAAGATGCAGGCCCGCCCGCACGTCCGCCCGGCGCGCGAAACCAAAAAGCCCGAGATTGAGAAGCGCTTTGCCGAGCAGTTCGAGAAGCTGGTCAAGGCGAGTGGCGGCTGATGGCGACTCAGGCTGCACTTCAGCACCTCTTGCGCCGCGCACTTATGATGAGGGCGAAGGCCGACGCGCCCTTGATCGCCCTTGTTCCCCCCACATCAATCAATCCTGATGGCGAGCCCGTATGGCCCTTTGTTCAGTTTGACGTGCCCAGGACGCAATCCCTTCGCCTGTCGTGCGTGAACGGGGCCACCGCCCAGGTCGACGCTCACCTGTTCGCAGGGCCGCGCATCGTCGCCGGTTTGACGGTCGAGACGGGCTACGACCATGCCTCGCGATGCGCTGCTGCTCTTGAGGCGGCGATCTCGGGCTTGTGGATCGACCTTGAGGATGGGTCGCATGCTAGACTTCGGCTGAGCGATACGCAGATGCTCCGGGACGCCGAGCCGGACGCTTGGCACTGGTTCGGGCAGATTAACGCGCGGGTGCTGGCAGAATAGTCCAGCGCATGGTAGGCGAAGGTGTGGAAGCGCCCGACCCTACGCTTGATCTCCTCATGATCCTGATCGCCGAACTGCAGCGAGATGGCGTGCTGGATGGGGCGAACATCACAAGCATGGTGCGCCGATTGGAGATGTCGGACCTGCCGAACTTGGCGCAACGGGTGAAGATGATCCCCCTATCGAACGCGATGGACGATCCTGACGAGATACGTGGGGCCATGTTCGCAATTGACGGCGGTAAGAAGCCTGACTGATCCGCCATAGGGTTTGCTTCGATGTTATACCGGAGCGCCCTATGAGTTTGCCAGTCGAGGCCGATTTCGCCGTTGTTTACATCGGTGACG